CAAGTGCTTCTCGTAGCCGTCCATTTGTTGCAACAAGCCATCCGCGTCAGACGCAGCGGCAACCCAGCCACGACCGTACAGCGGATCGTTTGGATCAGGCACGCGATTGTGCAGCACTTCGTCAGGTGCAAAGAAGGCGTTGTTCGGTTGCTGCCCGTATTCGTAGCCTTCGATCAGTCGTTCGTCACGAGTTGGTTTGATCTTGACGTACTGTGACGGCATGATCCAGATCTCGACTGGATAGCCCATCGGCCCCATGATCGGGTGCAGGTACTCGTTGCCTGTCACCTGCAAGAATGTCTTGCGAAGGATGTTGAAGTTGTACCCGTCGTAGAACGGTGACACCTTGTTCAACAGGTCAAGGATCGGGTGATCAAAGATTTCAACCACCTCGCCGCCGGTGTTCGATCCAAGCATGGCGGACTTGGCAGGACGCACCGATCCGTCGCCCTTGAGATACCGTTGCACGCTCTTGCTGACTGACTTGGTTGGAAACTGCTTTGCACCGCGCGCGTCAAGCGATGCGTACAATCGCAAGGGCTGTGCGGCGATGCTGCGAGCGTTCATCATCACTGCCGCGTAGACGTACCCAGTCATCAGACGCAAAGCAGCAGCCTGCTCCTGCGTTGACTTGGACATGCCGTATGTGGCTTCTGGCTTGATGGTTGATCGGACGTAGTCAAGGCGGTCTTGCTTGGCCTTGAGTCCAAGAGCGGATTTGAAACCTTCAAGCATTACAGCGATCTCCACATTCGTTCATCGTTGGCAAACCTGTCGCCAGTTGCGGTCTTGTCCGCTACACGCACCCGTGGCTCGACACGGCTGCCATCGAAGTAAACCACGGCATATCGCAACGCATCCATTGCGTGATCCATCTCTTTCTTCGGTGCATCCTTGTAGCCACTTGAGCCACCTAGCCACTCGTATGACTCAAACTCACGGATGGTGTTCTCGCACTTCGGGTCAACAGTCAAGCGCGGCTGACCGTCGCCAGCACGGGCAAGACGTTGCTGCACCTTCTGGATGCCCGGAAATACCGTGTTGTCAGCCGATGCCACATCGAGGTTGGACTGGTGCATCGCAGCCTTCAACTTGGCGGCTGACGGATCAAGCACGAACGACTCAATCTTGTACCGGCTGGCGATGTCCTTGGCTGTTGCGATCACATCCACCTCAAGCATCTGCGACTTGTAGAACTCCTCGATGATGTGCAATCGACCGTCGCCATCCTCGCCCACAACCAGCAGTGCCGCCGGGTTGGTGTACCCTTCGTCTTGGCCCACGATGATTCGCCGCCACTCTTCGTTGCGTTGCCGAACATGCACAGACCGATCAAAGCGGTCATACACCAAGCCTTCGCCACCACGCCACTTGCCTTCAACGTATCGCTCAAACGCTACCCCTTCGAGGCTCTGCAAGTCATCCAGATATGCTTGCGGCAGAAAGAAGTTGTCAGGGCTTCTGGTCTGAATCGCTCGGCAGTTGTCAGCGGCTTGATGTCCACCGGCAAGCCCAAAGCGTACAGCCAAGAAGTGTGACGGCGCACCGGGGTTGCACGCTCCATACAACTGCATGGCAAGGTCATCGAGTTCAAGACGGATGCGACCACGCAGCATCGTCCAGTCACCTTCGACCAACTCAACGGCTTCATCAACCGCACAGCCTGACAGGTTCAAAGACCCCATCTTTTCGTAGTCATCAAGGCCGAAGTAGTAGATCGTGCCGCCACCAAGCAGGCGGATCACACGCTCGCTCTTGTTGTGTTCGTATGTACCACGCGGCAGCACGGGTGGCAGGTTGCCATCTTGTTCAAGCAGCGTGCGAAGAGTCGTGGCCTTCAGGCTGACAAGGTGCTTCCGCGCCAAGCCCTCACGCGCGCCCGGTCTACCAACCAAGCGAGCCACCAACTTCATGCACAACGCCCGCGTCTTGCCTGCACCGAACGCACCTGAATACAACACCTCACGCTGCTGCGCTCTGATGAAGTCAAGTTGTGCGGGCAGCAAGTCAAACTTCATCGGCTGGCTTCTCTGGTGGCGTGGCTTCGGCAAACTCGATGGTCAATGGCCGCAGCCCTTCGCCGCTGTGTTCGGTCTTCTCACGCATGCCAAGGTACTGCTTGCTCAGCCAGATGAGCATTTGCCGATCGCCTTCCAAAGCAGACTGGAACATGCTACGACGCATCGACGCATGAGCCTTGAGCCGTTCACGTTCGATCAGTTCGCGGTAGTCCTCACGGGCGTACAAGGTCGAACGCGAGCAACCAAACCACGCGGCAATCTCCTCGAAGGTGCATTGCATCGCTGCAAGTTTCTTCATTTGCTCAAGGTCAAGATCCAACGGTGCTGGCATCAGTCACCGCCCTTCTGGAGCGCATCGCTCGGAGTCGCACCGGCCTTTCCAGCGTGGAACGCTGGCGTGTCACTCGTGTCACTTGATACGCGCTTAGGATATGGTTTGCTTAGTTGCACAATACGTTTTTTTAGTTGCTTTGTCAAAGGCATGAGGTAGCGGTGCTTTCCGTCTCCCATTTTTTTGCAAGCGTTTGGGTCAATAGAACGAAGACTGCTTATGCTCCGAGTACCGAATTTGGCGACCGCAGATCTTGGGTGGTATGACTGTCCATTGACTACAACTTCGTCTTGGCCTTTGAACATACCGGTATAGATCCAACCGCCTGCTTGATAGATGCCACCGTGGTGGCCTTGTGATGCGTCAGCAAACGAGATAAGCATTTTAAGGTTTGGGTTCTTTTTTTTCAGCAAGCGAATGCTGTACGAGATGGCTTGAGACGTTTGGAACGTGTGCGAATTCAAAGCAACTCGGCAAAGTTCAACCATGTCATACGATCTTCTGAGCCCGTACTGTTCACCGTTTGTCACACTTCCACCGCCATTGCCGTAGATAATCGAACCAACGAAAGAGCCGTCATACCAGACGCCAAAGCAATTGATCTTGAAGCATGGCATCGTCTTTGAATAGTGCCAGTTCTTGCAAGCATACTCTGACGCTTTGGCACTACACCATCCAACTTGTAGACCTACGCTTGCCATGTGTGACCACACTTCGGGCAGATTGTTGGGCTTTTTTCGTCAAGTCGGTTCTGCTCACTGTCATCTAGTTGGTCAAAGTCTGGCAAGCGCAGCATTGCTGCAATCTCGTCGCCTTCAAAGCCAGTCGCAAGTTTGAGGTCATCCGGCAGAGCGTCCATCAGATCACGCAGCGTGTCATCTTCCCACTCAGCCAACTCAGCCGTCTTGTTGTCTGCGATGCCGTAGGCAACTGCCTCGGCTGTGTCAAGGCTGGTCTTGGCTGCTGCAATCTCAGTCCATCCAAGTTCCTTCGCCGCGTACCAAGTGCCGTTGCCTGCGATGATCGTCGTGCCGTTGCTGTGCAGCACGATGGGCTTGGTCTGCCCGAACCGAGCAAGGCTGGCTTTGATCGCCTCGATGTTCCGCTTGTCGTGCTTGCGAGCGTTGGACGGGTCTGGTGTCAGGCTTTCGATGCTAACGGCTAACGGCTTCAACGATTCGTGTATGTCTGTCATGGCTTCCTTCTCCTTGGTCTTCCCTCCGCCGGTACTCGCTCGGCTTTCTTGCCGGTCAGGTTCTCCCATCGCTGCACAATCACGTCGCAATACTTTGGTTCTAACTCCATGCCGTAGCACTTGCGACCAAGTTGGTCAGCCGCAATCAGCGTGCTGCCCGATCCAAGGAACGCATCCAAAATGATCGTTGCGTCGTGGTTGCCGATTGCCTTTGCCGCCAGAGCCACAGGCTTTTGCGTTGGGTGGAAGTCGTTGATTCCATCGCGGTCTTGATTCCAAACAGTGGCTTCAGTCGTTGCACCGCACCATCTAAGCGTTGAGCCTTTTGGCTTGAAATACAAGCAAGGTTCATGCCTTGGTTTGTATTGTGCGCTCATTGCTGCGTATGTTGCGTTAGTCTTGTGCCAAACGATTGCAGCGTGAACTTCGCATTCATTATCATGTACCGCGTTCAATACATCTCTTGCTTTATTGTCTGCGTGCCACATATAGCACGGCCCGTCAACGACTGACAGAGCAAACGGCAAGAACGCAAAGTAAATGTCAGTGCTGTCATCAGCCTGCAATTTGTCACGCTTCTCCTTGTTGAAAAACCCACCGTCATAGTCCACGCCGTATGGTGGATCTGTGAACATCATCTCAGCCGTTTCGCCTTGCATCAGTTTGGCGATGTCATCCGGGTTGGTTGAGTCACCGCACAGCACGCGATGATCGCCAAGCAGCCACAAGTCGCCCGGTTGCGTGGTTGGCTCTTTTGGCGTTGGCGGCACTTCGTCCTCATGCACCTCGTCAGACGGCAACCGCAGCATCTCTGCAATCTCGTCGCCTTCAAAGCCGGTCGCAAGTTTGAGGTCATCCGGCAGAGCGTCCATCAGGTCACGCAGCGTGTCGTCTTCCCACTCAGCCAACTCAGCCGTCTTGTTGTCTGCGATGCCGTACGCCACGGCCTCGGCTGTGTCAAGGTTGGTCTGGGCTGCTGCGATGTGCGTCCATCCCAGTTCCTTCGCCGCGTGCCAAGTGCCATTGCCTGCAATGATGGTTGAGCCGTTGCTGTGCAGCACGATGGGCTTGGTCTGCCCGAAGCGGGCAAGGCTGGCTTTGATTGCTTCGATGTTCCGCTTGTCGTGCTTTCGGGCGTTGGACGGGTCGGGCGTCAGGCTGTCAATACTGACGGCTAACGGCTTGAGCGATTCGTGTATATCTGTCATTGCTTCCTCTTTCTTGGTCTTACCATCGCCAAACCGAACAACAGCATCGGCCCGGCGAACGGCACAAACCTATCTGGTGGATCGGGCAGAAAGCCAGCCGACAACAGTGGCGGGCTAATCTCTGGCTTGAACGGTGGCAAGATGCTGCCGGGTATAGCAGTTAACACAGACCGTGACACCGTGAAGCCCAAGTCAGGCATGCTTGTGCTGAGCCTTGGCTTGGGTGCTTGCGGAGTACTGGCAGCAATCGTCGGATAGATCAACTCATCGTCAGCCTTGCTTGCGTCCCCAACTTGCAGCGTGTTCACAACCTCGGTGACTTGCGTGAATCGGTCGAAGGCTTCCTTGCCGATCAGGGTTGACAGCACAGCCACAGCAATCGCCATGCGTTGGTTGACCTTCACGGCTTGCTGCTGCTGCTTCTCGCACTGGCTCAGGGCTTGCCGCTCATCCTTGGCTCGCTGTTCGCACTTCGGGCAGGTCATGCAAGCGTCACCGTTTGCCCGCTCAGCAGTCGCACTTGTATCTCGCCTTGCACCTTCATCGGGTTGGTGTTGGTCACGCGCCGGTTGCTGTCACCGCTTGAGATACGACCGCCATTGATCGTGCCGTTGCCGATGGTCAGCGTGGCGTTGTCATCAGAGTCTTTCAGCAGCAGTTCACCACCGTTGAGTGTCAGCGTGGTGATCACAGAACCCGAAGATGCAACTTGACCGACACGACCATTGGCACTGGCGTTGACAATCGTTGCACTTGACTCGAACGCACCAGAAGCGTTCACGGTGTTCATGGGGGCGGCTGACGTTGCACGGCTACCGCGTCCAATCCGTACGTCTGACGGCCCTGCCGCACTTGCAGTTGGATCGTCTGTGATGATGTTTGCACCAATGGTCACTTGGCTTGAACCGGGCGAGACAACGATATCGTTGATCGTTGCGCGTGTGAGAGTCAGCACCCCGGTCGTGGTGTGGATGTGCAGCCGGTTGATTCGCCCTGCGGATATGGTCATCTCACGCGGCATTGCGACGATGTGCAGATCCTCGACGAACGGGCGTATGCCGATGGCACAACGGCTCGAAGCCAGCACCATTGTTGTCGCACTGATCTGCGATGAGCCGCCGCCAAGCGTGCCACCGTACGAGTCAGCCACCCGGAACTCACGCAGGTTCACGGCTTTCTGGTTGCTGTTGCCAACGTCTTGGTTGTTGCCTGCGAAGTAGACGAAGCCACCAGCAGCCGGTACGCCGTTGCTCCAGTTGTTGCTGTCGGTGTACGAGTTGTCTGTGCCTTGCCACAACGTGACAGCCTTGCCGGTCGCTGCCGCTGCGCTGCTGTTCCGGTTGTCAAGTACGGGTAGAACCATCAGACAAGGATGAACGTGTCACCGTTCGCAGGAGCCTCAGTGAGAGCGTTGACCGTGAACTTGCCACGACCGCCGCTCAGTGCGTAGTCAGTCACCAACTTCTGCTGCCCGGCAAGGTTGCCCGTGACAAACAAGCAGATGCGGTCGTTGAAGTGATCCGCTGTGGCTTCGCTTGCGTTGGTCTCGAACGCCGTTGTGGTTGGCGTGAACGAGGTATTGTCAACCGAGAAGATTGGGCAAGAGTCCATCATGGCCTCGAGCCGGTCAGCCGCAGTGCTGTCACCGCTGATCTTGACTGCATCAACAGGCTGGTTGCTCGTGCCATCGGTGTAGTCAGACAAGTTGGTTGCACTGGTGGTGCTGTCATCAATCCGCTTGACATTCACAGCCACGACGTTGTTGCTGTTGTCAATCGCAGCGTCAAGGGCCGCAGCCGCAGAGGCGTCACCGTTGATCTGCTTGGTGTTGACCTCAAGCACGCCGCTCGATGATGTGACGTTCGAGTTGCCAACCTGCGTGACATCCACTTGCAGCGTGTCATCGTCAAGCACCAATGACTCGTACGCTTGGGTTCGCATCGCAACGCCCGAAGCCAAGACCGGCACGAACACGTTGGAATCCACAAGGCTGATGCTGAACTGCCCCATGTGGTTCGTATTGGCACTGGTGAGTTCGAGCGCCCAGATGCCGTTGGCAATGTGGGTGAAGTCGTTAGTGCCGCCGCTCGCGGTCAGCGTGAGCGTGCTGCTTGTGGTGTCCTTGATCAACCGTGCGGTGATGTCGCCGGGCGTCAATGAGGTCACAGGCTCGCCGCTGGTCGGATCAAGCAGCGGCCCGATTGCCACGGTGGTTGTTTCGGCTTGCTCGATCAGCCCAAGGTTCTGGCTGGTCACTCTGCCGCCTGCACCTGTACGGGCTTGCACCGAGAACGTGCCAACGACGGCACGCACCGATTGCGAGTCAACCGTTCCAGCCACCACCACCGAGAACGTCGAGCCAACCGAGTAGAACGAGGCGTCACTGCTGGTCGTGATCGTCACCCGGTGAAAGCCGGTCAGCGAGTTCACATCCACAGTGAGCGTCGCACCCGATGTGGAGTTCGACGTTGTGCCGTCCTTGTAGATCACAACCGATCCGCTGGTGATGGTTGCAGCAGCACCGGCTTGGCTGGACGTTGAAAAGAAGGCGTTGACTGAGTCGCCTTGTTGGATATCACCGAAGTTGCTCATGCTTGTATCAAGCCTCCATCAATCAGGCCGGATGAGATTCCGTATTGCACGCGGTATCCGGGAGCCGCTGACTTGTACGGGTGGTCGCTTGGCAGGTTGGCTTCCAAGCCATATTTGTGAGCCAGATAGCCTTCAATCTTCTGGCGTTCGTTTGTGTCGAGAGTCGCACCGCCAACCAGTACTTCTGCGATATCGCCGGTCAGCGGATTGCCACCGACTGCACTTGCACCAAGGTCAAGCACGTTGCTGTTGCTGATTGAACCGCTGTTTGTCGTTCCGGTTGTGGTCATATCAGAACCGTTGACAAACCCGTTGCACGAAGAAGAGACACGCGAAGCGGTCACAATGACGAACTCGGTGCGGCTCCAGTTGCCTGCGGACTGCTCTGGAATATTGGTTGTGCCTCCAATTCGGGCTTGCAGAACACCTGCCGCCGTTGTCATCAAAGCAAACGTGGTGTTGCCTTTCTCAAAGAAGAACTGCGCACCGCCGTCATCAGTTGACTTGAACACCGACGCCATCCAGATATCGCCCGTGCCAACGTCAAGGGCTGCAATGTCACCATCGCTCAAGATGTCGTTGCTGCCGTCGTACCTCACCACAGGCTTGCTATTGAGTTCGTTGGTTTCAAATGTTGGTTGGCGTGCCGATGTGGCTTGACTGACAGTATTGCCGTTGCCGCTTGAATCTGTCCACGAAGACACACCGTCGCCGTCATTCAACGACAACGAATCGGCCTTGTACCACGCGGTCAAGGTTCCGGCAGACAGATAGTCGGGCGTCCAGTCAGGCATATCACTTCTTGAAGATGCGGTCGCTCAAGAGTCCGAGGAGCGGTCGCCCGATCCACGCGCCGACGGCAAAGGCGATGATGTACCCCGAAGCGATGGCGAGGAAGGAAATAACTTGATCCATGTTCTGATCTCCTTGAAGTTCAGGGCCGCGACTCCCGCTGTCACGCAGAGTCCGGCTATCAGTGTGAATACGAATATCTGCGACTCCAGCACCTTCGCCAGAATCGCCATGAGAACTGTGAGTGCGATGCCCAAGGCTACTGGAATCCAACCCCGGTTGCCTCTGGTCACGAACAGCAGACCGCCGCCCGTCAGTATCAGAAGCGTGCCGCTGAACTTCAACGGATCGAGAGCGTGCGCCACTTCCGTGCTTGGTGTCTCCGCTATCGCTTTGGCAAAAGGGAAAGACAGTCCACCCCCCTGAGTGGACTGACAACCAAGCATCAAGATGGGCAGCAAGTACCTCATGATCCGGTCTTGCCCTCCAACCGGGCAACGCGCTGCTCGACTTCGTGCGTACGGTTCTCGATGAGTTGCACCGCCGCTTCGAGTCGATCCACGGCACGCCGCAGTTCGTCGATCGCAGCCTTGACGCGGCCTGCTCCAAAGACAACACCAAAGATGATGCTGGCGGGGGTTATGAGTTCGGGGAAGAGTTCTGATTGCATGCTTGCCCTGCAAGAACGGATACCAGATCAGCAAGACGCTCCAACCGAACCATCACAGCCCAATTGCGGTCGTTGTCTTGACGCATGAGTACCACCGGCACGCCGCCGTGGCTTTGATGTTCATCGGCTGCATCTGTCTCAGCCTGAAGCAAGAAGTCAAGCGAAGCAATCCGGGCGCGTCGTTTGACCTCAAGGTGCAAGCCCTCAACGCCAGTGAGGTCAGAAGACAACTTGCCGTCTACTTGTGCCGTGCGTCTGACGCTCAGCCCTGTGGCATCCTCCCACGCCTTGGCTGCTTCGAGTTCGCCGCGCTTGCCCTTTTGTCTTGAGTTGGTCATGGCGTGCGTTGTATCTCAGTCCAGTGCTTCTTGCTCATCGCCACCGGATCAGGCTTGGGCTGAAAGTTGTTGTCGCTCTTCCGGATGCACCCAAGGCAGAACGGGCCGCAGCCGTCTTTGGCATTGCGTTCACGAAGGAAGGCAGCCACCGGCAAGTGCTGGCGGCAACCAAGACAAATACGGCTGGTTCTATTCATCGTCTTCCTCGTCATCATCGTCTGCATCAAACTCGATCAGCGAGTCTAGGTCGGGCGGGTGCAGATTGTCCCAATCGTTCCACAGCGTCAACTTGGCCTGCTCGACCGCACCAAGAACTTCGTGCAGCGACATATCCCACTCGACACCCATGTACCGGCAGCACTTCAAGATGGTCATCTGCAACTTCACGCTCGGATCGGTAGCCATGGCTTATGTCTCCTGAAAGCGGACAAGTTCCGCTTCCCAATTCTTTGCACAGAGCCGGTTCGGTCTGTCCGTCTTCGTCTCCGCGATGAGGCACGCAGCACCCCATGCAGAGGTATCCATACGGCTCGCCCAGTCCGGCGTGAGCGGCCCAAGAGTACCAACGTTCGCATACCAGTAAGGCAGAGGAACTTTGCGGGTTCGGTAGCACTGTGTGGGCGGTACGGGTCGGTGGGTGTGACCACGCACGAAGAGGCGATGAGAATGACC